TCATAACATCGTAACTAGTACCATTCGGTACAACATTAATAGCGAGAGAAGTATTATAAAATGGGTCACCTTGAATAGCATTTACTTGATATCTTGGTTTTGTGGCTTTACCTACTCTAGTCATATCCATTTCAATAACATCATCAAATTCATCAGCTAATTTTTTGGCTAATTTCGCTCTATCATGAGCCGAAGGTGTTATAACCAAACTTCCGTCTTTCTTTTTAACTGGTTTATCTTTTACAAAATCAAAATCATATTCTTCCAGTTTGTCAAAAACTTCATCAGCTACTTTTGCAGTCTTTGACTTCTTTTTACTTTTACCATCATCAGTAACATGCTTTATTCCCATTTCTAGAGCCTCTTCAGCTATCACACTACCAAGAATCGAAGCACCCCAAACTAGAAGAGGTGCAATCGCCTTTGGCTTAGATACTTGAATGTTAAAAACTATTAACATGGCACATATATAGGCAATAAAAACTTTATAAATCAATTTAAATTTTGTATTCACCAATATAATTCGCCCCAATTACAGAGAACTGACCTTTTGAACCTGCTTTCATTGACAATTCTAATTCGTAAATACCTGGTACTTTATCGAATTTTTTAAAAGAGTCATAGTCCATATTGAAAGTTGTTGGAAAAACCCCTACTTTATCAGCAGTATCAACCATTTCATCATAGACAAATATTTTTGAACCCATTATTCTACTATTATCCGTTTCCGATACCATGTCCCAACGTTGTTTCCCGATTACTGGATATTTAATTTTCATTTTTAATTTCCTCTTTTCGTCTGTTTTTTGTTTTAAAATGTATCTCAAATGTTATAACAATTATTGCTAACCAAACTGTAGTAATTACTGCAAATTCAAGCACTATAGACATCCCACCTTTCAAATTTTATATTGGACTTAGACCGTAATACAAAACCTCATTATTTCCATTGGATAATGGATAATATTCTTTAAAAAATTTCAAATCTTTAATGGCAGCCATTTTATTAATCCAAAAATCTAGAGCCTCTTCCGTAGGAAACCACATATTTCTAGTTGGTATAACCATATTTTGAGAACATCTATAACGTTGTGTACCTTTACCAGTAGCCTCAAACATCTTTGTTATATATTTCATTAAATAAATGTTAGCGAATTTCTTTTTAGATTTTTGTTTTTGAACATTAATTGAACCATGCCCCCAAAGAGACAGCATACCTTCTTTCATACCTCTTTTTTTAGCGAAAGCATTATCAATTGGTAAATTTTTATTAGTAGCAAAGTGAAAGTGATAAACTTTTTCACCGTATGTTTCTAAGCGTTTTTCCTGTACTTCAACAGTTACAATATAATCAAATTTTAATTTTGCTCTCTCACAACGTTTCATAAATGCTTTCCAGATTTTCCAAACGTCATTTAAACAACCTGCATCATAATTAGTTATACCTTTACTACTTTTTACAGGAACAATCTTTTTAGCAAAAGTCAAAGTCCACATATATCTCATATCTTTATGAATTACATATCTCTTCACTTTCGTTTTTGTTCTTTGTATTGACCGTTCTTGATTTAGCGATAATTTAGTGTCGTGATCCAGTTCATTCCAATATGATTCTTTGATTTCATTTTCGTTTGGTTTGTCGTGTATGCTACACTTCAATTTTGGAAAAGTTGCAACAACGTCTATGAATTTATCAGTCATATCATAAGTTTTTACCCGTATCACAATAAAAAACCCCTTTCTAGTCGGTTGACGTAGATAGGGGCTCTTGATATGATATACTCATATTAAGAACGTATCCAGGCTTAGACACCATACGTTCAACCGAGGCGACCACTTCCAATGGTTCGTCTCTTTTTTTATATTTTTTTATGTATTTTTTTATCTATTTTCATATTACTTTTTTCGTGGTTTTATGTCAATGTATATTTTACTATAATTTACTAGTTTTTTGTCTAAGTTGTGCCAGTGCCGAGTGTGACCAGGTATATTTTCACGTTTAGATAGTTTTAGGAGTTTCTGTCTTAGTTATGTCCAATGTTCAAGATAAAGAAAACCCCCTGGAAGAGTTCGCTTCGCTCACTCTTTTCCAGGAGGTTTTTTCTTCTATCTTTTGTTTATAGTAGGACAGCATTAACAATAGATGTTGAAATCATAAAAATAGTTATAAACGCTATGATTGAAATTAATGCAATATCTGTCTTTTTATATTCTTTTATGTCTTGTTTTAACGATTGCTTAATCAATTGTTGAACCACCTTTCATTCCTTCTATAAAGTCTTTTATAAATCTTTTTATAGGTCTTATTATTTTCTTTCTTGTAACTCTTATCTTTTGAATCCTTATAGTCATTTTTGTTTTATCCATTCGTGACCAGGGTACATAATATATAAGTTCTTTATCAGCGAATTTGGATTTCATGGAGAATGTATCATACATATTTCTGAGTAAGTTTTTTTTCCAAACTATATGAGCGACATGATAATCTCTTTTCATGCTACCGACTTTTTCTAGGTCATAAAATCCCTCATATTTATGCCAGGGAAGAAAAGAAGGATTCCTAGACCAATATGTTAACTCAACAACTTCTCGTAACGATTTATCTATCCTAGCGAACGATTGAACAGCAATATATAAGTCCATTTTTACATGCCTATGCATCGTGAACAAATCGAACACCTCAGAAGGAAGGTCTTTCCACTGACGAGAATTAAACCAACGCCCAGCTTCATCTATTAACACTACACAATCTTCTGGAAACCTATAATTACAAATATCATCTAATGTTATTTGATAACATCCCTTTAGAGGAAAATTAGCAAATACCGTTCTCCCTTGTTTTAAAGCCTTATAAGCCCTATATACTAACGCGTAAGTCTTACCACCACCAGGCATTCCAGTGTAAGCTATTATCACTATTAGACACCCCTAAATCTATAATTTAAATATGAATTCTATAACATTTACACCAATCAACCCTGCACCGACACCGAGAACAGCAAATATCTTTCTTTTTGTTTTCATTAATATTTTAAAAGCTTTATATGATAAGTAGAGAAGTATAACTGCACCAATCAATAATAAAATACTCACCTTGTATCATGTCTCCTTTTTCTACGGTCAATTATCTTTTTAAATACCCAAAACGTGAAAACTGCAAGAAATACCTGTATCATGAAAGTCATATTATTTCCCCCTTATAAAAAAAGAGAGGATGCCCCAAGCAAACTCTCTTTTGATATATTTTTATTATTAGCGTCTTTTCATTGGAACAAAGCGTTTTGCCACACCTGCACCTGCACCGATTAATGCAAGAGCCACGAAATAAATCGCAGGTGCTTGTGTGAACATTTCCATTGAATCTTTTACAACGTCCAATGCTTCACCCAACGCTGCTGATAATGAAATACTACCGTTAGTTTCTCCACCCATTTTTTTCACCCCCCTTCAATGATTATTTTCCAAATAGGAATCTCGTCATATTTCTAAACCAATCAAAAACAAATTGGAACAGAAACAAGACAAATATTACAGCTAGTCCATATTCTAACCACTCATAACCAGTAGGAGGAAGTCCAACAAACTGTCTCAATATATCAATGATTGAACCCATTAATTACGCCCCCTAACAAATCTAGTAGCTAGAATAACAATGATTAAAAAATACAACGCATAACGTATCAGAACTAACTCACTAGCTATTATTTCAGCATCAGAAACACTAATATCGAAAGTTTCAAGAGTACCAGTTTGACCAGGAACTACAGGAACTACTTCAACAGGAGTTTCTTCAGGTATCGCTTCAGGTATCGCTTCAGGTATCGCTTCAGGTATCGCTTCAGGTACTTCTTCAACTTCCACATTAGTCTCTCCTTTCAGCTACAGAACCCATCATGTCTGCAATAATGCAACAACTAACAAAAAACAATAGAATATCACCCGAAGAAGTTACCCCAATAGGCTCGGGAAAATCCAAAGGATACGAATATAAACCCCACACACCGTTCATAACTTGAGACATAACACTCATAAAATTTTCCTGTAGCATTGGTTCACCTCTTCGAAATCGCTTATAGGAACACTCCAGGGCCGATATTTGCCCTTGACATGGAAGAACCTTGCGTGTGTATCTTTCGTGCCAGTGCCACCCTATTTAGTAAGTAGGTGGCACGAACCGAGACAGGTTAACACACGCAATTCCATGTCAAGGGTACGCTTCGCCAAATATCAGCCCTTCCGTTGATCCTAACGCTAAGTTTATTTATCGCCTTAAAAAATGAGCCACCACGCCAAGAATAAATGCAGAACCGAACATCACACGCCAAGAGGACGGCAACCAATCCATTGATGTATCTAAGAAATCAACAACACCACTAGCCGAATCGGTCAAGTCCTTTAAACTCGCTAAAGTATTATCCACAGAATCGGCTAAATACTCATACATTTGTTTTGAATATGCTAGTAAACCTCTATTAATCGGCTCAACATCAGTACTACCACCACCATCACCATCACCAGGAACAACAACAGGCAATTTATCTTCAACTTCCTTAACCTTTTCATCATAATTCACATCAGTATAATAATTATTAATAACAGTAGAGTTATAAACATTTGTAATTGCATCACCCTGGTCTATATAACTGTTATAAACATTATTGACATTATTAACGATTGAATTATCTTCTTCATAACGATTATTGACTTGTTCCCAAGTTACAGACGTATCAGAATCAGACGGTGGAAAAATATTTGGAATAATAATTGGTTTATTACTCAATTGTTTTTGATTCGGCAATTCAAAATCTTTAGGCATATTTTTAGGTGCAGGATATACATTTTTTATAGTTTCGGGTACTGCTAAACCTTCAGCAAAAAATATTTTAGCGTTCGCCTGTTCAATCATGTTCAAATATTGCTTATACATATTCCAGGCAACTAAATCAACTTTTAAAACCTTAGAGTAATTCCCCGAATACGGATAGAAAACAGTTATATTTGGAGGGTCACTATGTCCAGTTATAGTTATATTTTGGTCTAATGAACTCCCCTTCATATCGAAAGTCGTAGCAAGTGAACCTGATACAGAAGAGAATACTTCAACTTTAGTTTCTTGCTTAAAAGATATAGGAGTTAATTTAATGTCATGGAATTTTGTAAAAAAGTCATATGTTT